TGCAGCAATCTGTGCTGTTACTAGTTCTTTAAGAGCATCAGAAGTTGCTTCAATTGCATTGTTCTCTGCTCCTCCCCCAAAGAGAGCTAAAGTTGCTTGCCAGGCGTTCTGTAAGCCATTTGAAGCTTTTTTAAAGTCCTCTAGTTCTTTATTGATTTTTGTAATTTGTCCTATTACTTCTCGAGACTGTTTTGTAAATGCAATGTTTGCTTGAAGAATTCTATTAAATCCAGAGTCTCCTCCTAACTCGTTCATTCTACTTATTTGTTCAGTAAATCTTTCATTTAATTTTTCTGTAATAGCATTTGTATCTTCAATAGTGCTATTTAAAGCTTTTAGTTCTTTTTTACCTGTAGCAAATTTAGAAAATAGAACAGCTAATATTCCGACTATTACTCCGATTACAATAGCATAAGGCATAAAAGCTGCCATTGCTCCTTGTATACCAGTAGCAAGAATACCTATAGTACCATTTAACTTAAACATTCCAAGTCTAAACGCTTTGGTCATTTTATTTTGTTTGCTTAACTTGCTTCCTAGTTTATCTGACTCCTGCCCTAGAACTTTAAACGCTTCGCTCATACCTGCAGTCTCTGCTGCTCCAATAGTTGTAGCAAGAGCTCCCGAAATTAAAGCCTTATCTTGAAGAGATGCCTCTCTTCTTCCTGCTATACTACCTGCATCTACACCTCTTTTTCCACTTTTAGTATCTCGAATCTGTTTTTCAGTTGCTAAAATTCTTTTAAGAGCTTTTTGTTCTTTGGCTAATAAATCTAATTCTTTTTGAATTAAATCTGCGCTTTTCTTTTTGGCTTTTTCTTGTGCTTTCTCAAGAGTAGTAATTTGATCTTGAACTGCTTTTTCTCTTTTAGAAATACTAAGTCCTTTTTCTTTGAGTTTATTTCTAGTTTTCTCTGCTCCTTCTGCACGTGACCTAAACTTAGGTCCAGCTCCTGTAGCTTCTTCTGCTGACTTAGCAATAGCTTTGTTTGTTTTCTGCTCGCTTTTAAGTCTTTTTAAGTTTTCATCAATTTGTGCGTTTGCTTTTTGTCTAACTGCTTTTGAATAGGCTTGAGCATCCTTTACAGCTTGATCCGCTGTTTCTGCTGATTGAGATGTAAACTGACCAAGTGCTGGTATAGCTTGTTTTAACAGGCTTCCTGCAAGAGCCACAAATATTACGGTTAGTACTCCTCTGCTATCTGCTAGGAAAGATACTAACGGTGCTAGTGCTTTGTTTAGAAAACTAGTTAAATCTTGAGCAATATCTCTTAGTGCTGCTGCTAATTTAGTGAATGCATCTGGTTCTACTGTTTCTGCATATTCTGAGAATTTTTCTGTTCCTTGTTCTAATATAGCGTTAAGGAACGCTTGTCTTTTATCTACTTGAGAAAGGGAGCTAACTGTTCTACCTAATGCTTGTGCATAATTTCTTGATGCTTCATCTACTCTTACGAATAAACCAATTTCGTCCAAGATTTCTGGCTCAAGTTTAATCGCACCACGGAAGATTCTATCCATAGCATCTGGTAAGTCTCTACCTAATGAAATAGCGGCTCCTCTCGCAACTTTTGTTAATCCTTCAATCTCTGCAGTATTTAATCCAGCACTTGATGCTAGAGACACCTGACGGAATGCAGACGCTAAGTCTATCGCCCCTCCAGACGCTGCTACGATTTTTTTGGATAATATATCAATACTCGTTCCACCTTGCGTGGAGAGAATTTCCATTGATACTGTAAGTTGGTCGATCTGAGCCGATCTTTGTAAGACACCAAAAGCTGCTGTAAGAGCAAAGACGTTAGCAGCTAGTAAAGCGTAGGCACGAACTAATCCACCGGAGCCATCATTGCCTCCGATGTTTTGTTGCATTTTAGAAAAGTTTTTAGTACCACTGGAAGAAATGCCTGCCGCACCTTTTACTTTTCTGCCATATTTATCTACCTGCTGACCTGCCTGTTTTGCACTGCCTGCAGTTTGGTCCATCGTTTCCTTAGTTTTCTTAAGGTCCTTCTGGACTACAGATATATTTTTACCTTTTAATACAACTTCTAAATTTGCTATTACTTTATTGGCCACGTTTTATCTTTTCATATTCAGCTTTTAGCTTTCTTTGAGAATTTTCAATATCTCTTTGTTCCATAAATTGTACTATTTCAAATACAAAGTCTTCCTGGTGTTCATCAACTCCTATGTGTTTTAGTATAAAATCATAGTTAGTATAATCTTTTCCAATGAATCCTATATCAGGATACATTCTTGTACCTAAACTATTATATACATTTAGTCCTGAGACTATTACTGGTGGAAAATCCTCCCAAGAAGGAGGACACTTTTCCCAGTCGGGATCTTGTCCCATTTGTTCCATCATTTCCAAGTATTGATCCTTGGACATTCCTATTTCTTTGTTATCCAGGAATGTTTTGAGTCTTTTTAATAGGCTTGCTTTGCTCTTTGCTACGAAAGTTCTCTAAATCAAAGACTACCTCATTGAGCCAGTTGTCAAATTCAGATGAGTTTTCTACCAAAACTTCAGCATTGTCTTGATTCCATTCTACTTCGGAATCAGGGTCTTGTCCTTTTAAATCAACCAGAATTAAATCTTCTAAGTAACCTAACTTCAGCCCTTTCCAACCTTTAACAGTTGCGGCTGTAAATTCTTTCACAAATTTAGTTTCATCAAGTTCTTCGTTAAAGACTCTAGTCTTTCTGTCAAATTTATTTACTGTGCATCTTTTTCTAAGTGCTACTAATTCTTTTCTTGAAAGATTAGCAAGCTCAATAGAAAAATTATCTAGTCCAGGGAATTCTACCCAAGCCGTTTTACTATCTACTAGTAAATTTTTTAAATCCATAATATTTTCCTCTTAATATGTAATTATTGTTCCTAAATTAGCAGGGCTAGTGACTAGTCTATAGTCAAAAGTCTGCGTAAAAACTTCGGCAACATTTAATCGTTTAGTAAACATACAACCAGATAAGTTAGCATTAAAGAATGTACTACTCTGATTAATTGTTTTTACTGCAACCGAAGTATTAGTGTTAAAAGATTGAGCAGTAGTGGAATTATTATTTCCTGTATACTGGACAATATTTCCAGAAACTACTCTATCTTTTAAACTATATGTTGACGGATACATTGCGTTAGACGCGTTTGTAACCGACAAGCTTTCATGCAAGGTTTCATATGGAGTCCAATCTATATTATTCTGTACACTTAATGTAGTCGAAACAAGATTTGTTACATCTGATCCGCCTACTTCTACATCAAGTAAGGCTTTGACGGGGGTTCTTGTGGAGCTCGCAGATTGCAAGCTACCAGGAAGGCTATAATCAGCATCCCCTACTCTTTCTAATTTTCTGCCCTGTCCGCTTACACTTAAAGTTAGTGGTTTTGTTCTTTCCATTATGAAGTCTCCACTAGTGATAACACAATCTTCTATTTTAAATGTGCTTTCTTCACTAACAAAGTAAAGATCAAACTTTTTTAGTAGCTGTTCTCCATTACTTGTATCATAATCTGTTAAAAGACTTTTCACTATACTTTCATCCTTTTCTTGTGTAAGGGCGACCTGAAAATTAAAATCTGCAGGATTTGCTTTTGTTACGCTCGTTCCTAAGAACATTTTTGTCTGATCGTGCAAAGTCTTAACTTCGTATGCATCTTCCGCAAATGTCTGTGAGAACGATAGTTCGGGAGTAACCTTTACATTGTATCGATTACTCCCGTATACCACGTGTACGGAACCATCTCTAAGAAGGTTGTACACTGACATGATTAAACAGCGTTACTGTTGGTCTTATCGTACCCAGAATCTGAGTGAACGGTTGAACCTTTGTATAGAACAGTCATTTCATCTGTAGATGTAATAGTTGTTCCCTGTGCTGCAAATTCAATTGTAGTTGATATAATATCAGCTGTTTCAATTGTTGGAATCTGTAAATGAGCCTTTGGAATATCAAAGGTCACTAAAGGAGTAGCACTTGATGCGCCTCCCATGAACAAACTCATGTTAAATTTGTTACTTACAAGATTTGTAGCTGCTGATAAGTCAGAAAGTAATTCGTTAGAACCACCTGCTGCTGTATCAAGGTAGCAAGTTAAAGAACCTGAAATAGTTCTTGAACCAGTGAATGAACCAATTGGCTGATCCACAATACCTAAAGTTTCTGGTGTTAAGTATGTTACGTTGTTAGCGATTGTTAACGACCCACCAGTAATATTAATACCAGTGTATTCGTGTTCAGTTCCGCCTTCTGGATCCAATACTCCGCCAGATGCTCTTGCTGCTGTCATTTGGTGAGCTAAAGTCATAGTAGATAACTTATTTCTTAAGTAATCTGCATCTGACGTACCTGTTACATCAACGTAGTTTAGTTTTTCAACGTAAGCTGTCAAAGTTGTAGATCCGTCTGTGCCAGATACTGCAATTTTGTCGTTAAACGCTTTTGATGGATCTTCAATCACAGAGTCAACCTGGTCAATACTTGTAGCATTTCCAGACCACCCTAATGTTGCGATACCATCAATTGAAAAATCAATTTCTACTTGGTTAACTTGGCATTCATTTAGCCTATATGTTGTATTTTCTAGTGCAAAGAAAATGGTTAGTTTCAAAAGTTCGTGAGCGTTAGATTTTGAAAAGTCTACTTTCGTATCACTTCCTTGGAAGGTAATTGCAGAGTTTGTTGTCGCTCCTGAATTATCCGTTGAATCTTCCGCTGTAGGAATTGCTTGACCAGCTAATGCTGCCCAAAGAATATTCTCTACCATATCGTGTGCTGTTGTATCTCTAAAGCTGTTTGCACCGTGCTTGAAAGGTCTTACATAAGTTTGGAAAGACCACTCTGCTGGAGCCAAAGAATCGTTAAATCTTTGTGATCCCCTTTTCGGTGACGCACCTGCTTCATTGATAGTAACATCTGTACTTTCACTTGACTGAGAGAAACTATAACCATCTAGTACACCAATTTTGAAAGTATTTGCATCTTTCTCATTTCCTTTAAATAGTCCAAGACCAGTTCTAGAACCGTTCGCAGTTTTTCCATTTGATATTGTTGCTACTGAAGCCACAAGACCATTAGCACCACTACCACTAGAAGCGGTAGAAGTTACAGTATTTGATGTTGCATATCCAGTACCTCTAAAGTTATTTGGTATATACAATTCTGTTACTGCGCCACTATTTACAGCTGCTACGATTGCTTTGAAACCTGAGCCTGATCCATTTGTAGTTCCAAAAGTAATTATGTCACCCACTGCGTGTCCTGAGTTTGTACCTGATAGTGAGGCTCCTAGTGTTGCCACGTTCCCACCGGCAGATGTAACTCCGTTCACGGAGCTGACAAATACTTTGGTATTTCTTGATAGATTTAAAGCCATTGCTTTCTCCTATTATTGCTTTGGAAAGGATTTCGCGTGATTTTAATCAGCGGTTTCGTTTCCTAATATCGTACTTCAACAACTATTTCGCCAATGCCTAAAGGCTGAATTACTCCTTCATCTGTAGTGATACTTTGTATCGTTATCGATGTAGTTTGTAATTTAGGGCTAACGCTGTCGTCATACACTAATACATCATTCTCGTCAATGATCCTTTCGATATCTTCGAGTAATAATGATAATTCTTCTTGAGCATCCTCTTCATTAGAGACATACCCTCTTATGGACAAAATTAAAAATCTCCATTTAAATCCATCTGGTAAATATTGTCTGCTTTCATCTCCAGCTACTACACATACCTTAGGATACTGTTCAATTTCATCTAAGTAGACCATTTTTGAACCAACGTTATCAAAAACATTAGATTTGTAGGGATGACTTCCATCTATCTCTTTTAACGTTTCTGCCAACTTGTTCGCTATCTTTTTTCTTGCGGTTTGATAAGCCATTATACTCTCCTAAGTGTAAACTTTTGACTAGTATACTCTAGTGCTAAATCTCTTATGCTTTTTGCTATAAGAGGTTTAGGATTGTACCCTAATGACCACTGCTTCTCCCCTGTGTTTTCAAACGTTTCATATGGGTTTAGTTGATATGAATACGTTCCTACTATAGACTTACCAGCTGGTCTTAAGCTCTGTAATTCTACACTATTTGAAAATCTTCCTGTTCTATTTATTAATGCAGGTCTACCCATATTTCTTCTTACTGCTGCGGGGAGTCTTCTATTAATTAATGTTCTTAACTTGTTTAACTCTTTTTGTAAATCTGCACCTTGTGTCTTTTGCAGTCCTACTGCATTGTTTTCTCTAGAGGATCTAACTTGTGCTAATCTAGATATTGAGTAAATTTCTCTTAAACTAGCCTTAGCTGCTATGTTTTTTCCTTTAGGCTTTCTAATATTTCCTGTTGAAGAAAGATTAAATTTACTTTTACTTTTTACTTTTCTTGCTTTCTTTCCTTTAAAAGTATCTGTTACTTGTTTTCCTAAAGTATCTGCTATACTTTTTGATCCTGTTATATTTGTTAAATCTGCTTTTACTAAAGCTTGTAAAGACTCTTCTAATAACTTTTTCATCTCAGTATCAAGACTTATAGCCTCCATTGCTTTAGGGCCTTTTAATATTCCTGTTCTAAGTGCTGCTTGTACTCTTTGCCACTTACTTTTTTCACCGTGCTTACTTTTTACTGTTACAGCAAACTTTGCTAATTCTCCATCTCGACTAAGTCCTACATCTTTATCTTTTGCAAAAGTAATATCAACTTTACCTTTATCATCTTTTAAAGACTGTAACCCTTCTAGAAGAGACTTTGGATTAATATCTTTATTACTATCATACAGTCTTTCTACTATTTCACCTGTTGCTCTCACTCTTCTAAGTCTATCAACAGTTGTTTTTAATCCCGCAACCATTTTTTTAACTCCGGTACCTTCTCCTACTCTTTTTGCTGTAGGGGATATACCGGACATAGTTGTTTGCAAATCTCTTGCAGGTACTCCAGCCATTTGTCCTGCTTCTACTGTACTAATCATGTCTGTGATTGCTACAATCAATAAAGTTAGTCTTTGATTGATTGGTGCCATTGTTTTATGATCAACTTCATAAGTAGTTTTAATGTTTAAAGTACCACTCAGCTGTCTTACTGCATTACTAAACTGTTCTTGTGTTTGCTTTTTAAAAAACTCTCCATATACTTCCATTTGTTGGGTATTGCCCGCTAATAGTGCCATGGCTTCGTCTAACTCTGCAAAAAACTTATCAGTACCAACAACCGAACCTTCAATGCTTGCTACTGATTTCTTTCTCCACGTAGTTACATTTTCATAAAAGTCTTGTTTTACTTCTTTCAATGCGTCTGTAAACTTCGTGCCTTTTATAGGCTTAGAAGTAGTCTTATAACTAAAGGACATTACTTATGTACCTTATAAAAATCAAGTATTCTTTTTATGTGGTCAGGAAATCCTATGTTCTCCCTCAACGTTGTAGATACTTCATTTCTAACCTGCGCTCCAGATACTGTCATACTAGCCTTTCTTTCATCTTTTAAATAGTATTTAATTAAATCAAAACAAGCTAATTTTAAATCTTGTGGAGTAGCGCTGTACCCCGATCTATATGTAACTTTTACTGCTTTTCTTCCCATTGGGAAAGCTTTATCGCTAGTGTCTGTTGTTCTAAATATTGTGTCTAAATCTGTGTCAACTACATATTCATATTTACCACTACTGTCAGAATTTTCTGTGATTAGTGTAACATACGCGTCTGCTTGACTTTGTCTTTCCTGTACTTGTGATACGCTCACAAGAGGACTCTCATCTACCATTATAGCTGTAGTCTCTCTGTCTTTAATATTAAAGTACTCGACTTTGTCTGTACTATAGTAATCCACAAATGAAGTACCACAGTAAGTTTTTATTACCTGGCTTATAGAGGGTATAATAACATTCAGCTTCGCATCTTGACCCACTCCCGTGATGCCCGCAAAGTCTTTATACTGATTTACTGTTACTAAATTTGCCATATTTCCTCTTTATTAAAGTTGGAGGGGATCGCTCCCCTCCAGATCTCTGTTAAGCTATTAACTAGCTTTGTACATCCAACCCCACTTGGAAGTTGCGCCATCGATCATGTCGATGAAACCTAATCTTTGAGAAGCCACTAGGACTCTTCTTTGATTAGCTACTTCGTAGTCAGATTCTACTGTAACGCCTCTTAATCTAGGCAATACATAGTTTCTTGGGTTAACTGCGATAGCTCCGAATTTAGCTACTGCTGGTGTTGCGAACTCGTCACATAATAGTACTCTTGAACCGAATACTTGGCCGATTTCACCACTTAACTTAGTTGCCATGTCGCCAACTAGGTTAGCATCTTGGAACTCAGCATCTTCTAATAGTTCGAAGTATGATCTTTGTGAAACAATATAAACTACTTCACTTGGGTTCACACCATATTTACCCATGTTCTTTCTCATGTCAAGAAGATCAAGTGCTGTAATTTTATCAGTAGCAAAAGCTGTACCTGATTGTGTATAGTCACTGTCATTTCTTGCTAAGTGTAGTAAGCCTTCAAAAGAAGCACCGCCAGTACCGAAAGCACCGTCAGCGTCATCACCTGCTAGGATAGCATTTTCAATTGCTCTAGCGTGTGATCTAACCATTGATTCTCTAATTAAAGGTAGAATCGGCATGATTGCATCTTCTTCAGTCTCATTACCTAAGTATGATTGAGAAATAAGTTTTTTAGTTGAAAGTGTTCTTTCAGTTAGGTTTACACCTGCGCCATTAGCTGGGTCATAAGCATCGCCTCTTGGGTCTAAGTTACCATGAGGTGCTGATCCGCTTGCTGCTTGGTTACCTGTAAATTCAGCATAACCTGCATCTGGCATGATTGGAATAATCATGTTAGCAGAGTTCATTGCAATCTCTCTAAAGAGAGGAGCTAGAACTAATTCATTTTGAATATCTCTTTCAATTTGAGTTGAAACAATTTGCTCAAAGTCTGCAGAAGATACTTGA